AAAATGTTTAAGGATGATTCTTTAAACGAGCTATCAGCATCAGGCGTAGGTCATTTTCTATTGGATATTGGCGGGTTGATCCCAGGTGTTGGTGAGGCAGCAGATTTGGCAAACGCAGCATGGTATGCGAAACAGGGAGAATATTTAATGGCGGCCTTATCAGCTATATCTATGATACCCGGTGTTGGCGATGTGATTGGAAAAGGCAGTAAAGTCGCATTATCTTTAGGGAAAGGTGGAAAAGTCGCCAAAATGTTAAAGTCTCAGATGCCAAAAATTAAGAAACTTTTAGGCGGATTAGCCGATAATCCAAAATTTGGAAAAATGGCAAATCAAATGGCTAAATCAGTTGATGACTTCGTAGTAAAAACATTAGCAAATCCCCGTTCTCAAGAAGCTATACAGGGTTTACAAAAACTAGCATCCACCAAACCAAGTCAAGTGGCTAAGACTAAGGGTGGAATGGTGTCTAAAGCAAAATCAGCAGCCACGAAATTACAACAGAAACAATCCGCTAGACGTAATATAGAGCGCACCGCCCAAGCAATTCAAGGGACGGAACAACCGGCAGAATAAAACAATGTTTTCAGATAAAAATTTTGAAAATCTAATCGAACAAGTTCTCACTGAACGAGAATGGAATAAAGATTCTGAAACACCGCGTGATTATTCTAAGGAATATAATGCACCTGGTTCAAAAGAACAAGATGAGCGCAACAAAAGAAAACGCGACAAGCGCAAGCACGACAAAGAATTCGGAGAATGTCCGGAAGGTGAAGAACTTCATCACACCAATGGGGTTGAAAATGACGAAATGAAATGTGTGTCGGTGTCGGCAAATCGCGGAAGAAAAGAGAAATCTCGCTTAAGGGATGGAGAAATTGTGATAAGAATTACCGAAGAACATATACGACAAATTGTTCAAGAAGAAACCGAAGAAGTGCTGCAAGAAATTTTGCCTGCTTTGGCTGGCGTTATTGCAAGAGGTGCTGCACTTGCAGGCAAAGGTTTGGCAGCTGGTGGACGAATGGCGGCTAAAGCTGGATCGGCAGCAGCAAAACAAGGTGCAAAAGTTACTAAGTCCTTGGCTGATAAAGCCGCAAATAGTTTAAAAAAAGCGGCATCAAAAAAGGTGCAATCTGTAACTCAAAATATGGCTAAAAAAATTAGTGGAACTGATGTTAAATCATTCTCTAATCTAGAAGATATGATAAATCAAGTATTGGATCAAGCATCCGATGAAAAATTGAAAGGAGATCCTAACAAACTTATTCAAACCCTTCAGCAATCAATACCAGCACTTAAGCACCTTAAAACAAATCCTGGTGCTATTGTTCCTGGTTCTAGAAAGTCAAAGGACGGAATTGATATTAGCGATTGCCCAGATTGTCGAGAAGATGACACGCCGAGGGATATTGCATGGAAAAAGAAGGGTCCGCCCGGAAGCGACCCAAGCGGCCTCTTCTCTCGGACTGGAGACAAGACGTAAATGACAACTCTTAAAAAAATATGGGCCTTTTTAAAAACTCACTGGTATATTCCGGTGATTATTATTATTGCAATTGTCTTAAAGGGAAGAAACACTAGTTTATTAAAAATCATTGATGCCCAAAAAGAATCTTATGAAAAACAAAAAGCAGCAATTGAAACCGCAGAAAAAGAAAAACAAGAAGCAAAAGCACGGATCGACAAAGAATATAGCGAAGCCACTCAAAAAATAGAAGAAGAATATGCTAAAATGAATAAAGAGATTAGTAATAGGCAAAAAGATATTATTAAAAAAACTGTTAAAAAATTTCATTCTGATCCTGATGCATTAGCAAAAGAACTTTCAGAAAAATTTGGAGTTCAATATGTCCCTCATAAAAACCCTTAGTTTAATCATATTTCTTAATATTTTTATTTGTTCTGTGTCGTTTGCTCAAACAACCACAAGTACAACGGGCAAGTTTACAATATTAAATAAAGGAGATTCTGCTCCATTTGCAGGAACACTTTTTGATCCGGTTGCGACTGCTAAAATATTGGCCGAAAAAGAAATGCAACAACAACGTTGTAAAGCTGATTCAAAATATGAAAAAGATTTACTTAATGCTGCTTGCAAACAAGAAACAGATTTATTAAAATCAGCACTCGAAATTGAGAAGAGAAAAAATAATTTAATTGTAAATGCTCAACAAGAAGAAATCGAAAACCTCAGAAATTTAGCAAAAGGTTCTGATAACACATTTTGGACAGCAATTGGATTTACAGTCGGTGCAGCGGCGTCAATTGCCATATTTTTTGCGGCGGTAGAAATAACAAAATGAAAGACCCAGTACACCTTATTAAAATAGAAAAGGCCATTCAAGGAAAATATGGCGATGAAGCAATTCAAAATCCTAAAGCAAATTGGGATCCAGAAAAAGAAAAAGAATATCTTGAACAAATTAAAAAACTTGCTAAGTCTGAGAAGCCAAAAGAGAAAATCGAAGTTGATGGCGTTTTAATGCCAAAGAAACTATTTAGAAAAGAATCAAAGCGCACTTGTCCAGAATGTAAAATTTATTCTTTTGATATGAGAGATGATTTATATATGGCAAAGTTTAAACGCTGTTATGTGTGCTATTTAAGATCTTGTTTGAAGGAAGAGAATAACGATGGCTGAAAAGAGCAACATTATTGATATTGTAAACGGAATTTCACAAGCAGCTGCAAATGCATATGATGGCGCACTGGATGATAAAGGTGAGCCACAAAAGATTGGACTTAAAAGAGAAGAAGGCGATCTCATTCTTGATACGAGAGTGATTGATGGTTTTAACGTTGGCATTTCTGGCAATATTTTAAACATTAAATATCAAGGAGAAATTATGTTGAAGGACGTTTATAAAGGCGATTTCGAAGGCGAAATGGCACAAAGACTTCAAGATATTGCTTCTTATTTGAAGAAAGAATTTAAAAAGATTACTGGAAAATCTCTTACTTTAACCAAAGAAGATAAAGAACCCAATGTTCTTGTTCAAAGTTTAAGCCGAATCCGTTCATGGGTTCAGGCAAATCAAAAATTTAAGATTGGTGGAATTCCTGATCAAGAAGAAGTCGGAGCAACAGTCGAAGAACGACTTTCCACAGCAATGAAAAATTGGATTGGGTTTGGTAAAGAGAATTTTCCAAAAACAAAAAAACCTGAAAATGTTAAAGGAAAGCGCGATGAGGAACCACGAACATGATACAACTTTCAAATGAACAAATGAGAAAACTTATTCAAGAAGAAACTGAAAAGTTTTTGGATGAACCTTATGACGAGAGTTTTGATTTAGTTTTAGAAAAGAAGTCAAAAAGACAAAGGCTACAGCAGGCAAGGAAAGCACAAAACCAACAAATTACTCAAGCACAACAAGCTGCTGCTGCTGCCAAAAAAGCTGCCGCCACTGGTACAACACCACAAGAGCCTATGGCTGAACCCCAAGCAGCACCAGCAACATCAACACCCCCCAGCACTGCTGGTGCAAAAAAAATGAAACCAATGCCTGGTTCGCCGGGGATCGCTTACGCAGATGATGATGAGCCTTTGCCGAATGTACAACCCAGTTGGCGACAAAAGCTTGGCAAAGCCTATGGCGCAACTACAAAGGGCCTTTCGGATTTCGCTAAATCCGATTTAAATGTTAAAGGTGGAGAATTTCTTACAAAGACTGGAAAGAATGTTGGTAAGGCGCTAGGAGGCATGGCTGTAGGTGGTATGGGGCTGGCCGGTAGAGGAATTGGTGCTGGGCTTGGTGGTTTGGCTAAAGGAGTGATGGGCCAATTTCAGGGTTCTGGAGCTAAAACTCAAATGCAACAATTAGCGCAAGCACATCACAAACTTCAAAAGTCTGGGATTGATAATCGAACGATTTTACAATTGGCCCAACTTCTTCAAAGTGGAGCACTTGAAGAAAATCAAATTGCAATTAAGAACTTAGCAACAAAGTGTCTTAAAAGTGGCAAAGTCAAAATCATTAAAGAAGAAAAAGAATCCATTACTATTGATGTGTAAGAGGAATAGTAGAGATGAAACAGATAACAGAAGCAACTTTGCGACAAATTATCCAAGAAGAAACTAAAGAGGTTTTAGATGAAATAGCACCTGCGATAGCAGCGGCTGGGATGGCAGGCAGAGCAGCAGGAAAAGTAGCAGGGGCAGCGACTGGGATGGCAGGCAGAGCAGGCAGAGCAGCAGGAAAAGCAGTAAAAGGTGTTAAGAGTGCCAGTGATTTTCTTAAGTCTCGCAAATCTCAATCACAGGTTCAATCAGGAACAACACCTGATGAGATGCAACTATTGTCAAATTTAGATCAGGCTTTACAAAATTATGCGAAAAAAGGAAATCTCGCTAGTGGCCAAGTTGGTATGCTAATTCAACGCCTCCAAGCCTTACTTACACCAAAACAGCCGTAATAACTAAAGATAAGTAAAAGAATAAAGAGCTTCTAACATACTATTTAATATGGATGTCACAATATCTTTCCAAAAAAGACCTTGTTAAAGAAATTGTTAAGTGCGGCAAAGACCCCGTCTATTTTATTGACAATTACTGCAAAATTGCTCACCCTCAACGTGGGCAAATACCATTCAAGACTTGGGATTTTCAGCAAGAATTATTGCACAAGTTTAACGATTATCGCAACAATGTGATACTAAAATCAAGGCAGATGGGTATCTCAACTATTTCTGCTGCATATGTGTCGTGGATGATGCTTTTTCATCGCGATAAAAATATCCTTGTTATTGCCACAAAATTTAGTACAGCAGCAAATCTTGTTAAAAAAGTTAAAGCAATGATTAAGCTATTGCCTCCGTGGTTTGATCAGATTGCATCTATTGAGATCGACAATCGTTCTTCTTTTGTTTTGAACAATGGTTCTGAAATTAAAGCATCTTCGACATCAACGGATGCCGGTCGTTCAGAAGCGTTATCATTACTTGTTATTGATGAGGCCGCACACATTGAAGGCTTTGATGATTTATGGACAGCACTTCAACCAACGATGGCCGCTGGTGGCCGATGTATTGCTCTTTCATCTCCAAATGGTGTGGGAAATTGGTTTCATAAAACATATATTGCATCTCAAACCGGAGAAAATGACTTTCACCCAACAAAACTTCACTGGACACTTCATCCCGAAAGAGATCAAGCTTGGTTTGATGAAACCACAAGAAACCTTTCAAGGCGTCGTGTAGCTCAAGAATATGAATGTAATTTTAATGCTTCCGGTGAAACAGTAATTCATTCTGATGATTTAGAAAAGTTATCTCAAGTTTGTATAGAACCAAAATACCAAACAGGTTTTGACAGAAATTTTTGGATTTGGGAAGAATATAAACCAGAGAACAAATACTTACTGGTGGGTGATGTTGCTCGTGGTGACGGTAATGACTTCTCTGTATTTCATATATTCAACACAAAGACAATGGAACAAGTTGCAGAATACCGAGGAAAACCAACGACCGATTTATTTGCAAGAATTTTATTTGATGCGGGAAAAGAATATGGAGAAGCAATGCTCATTGTTGAAAATAATAACATCGGTTTCTCAGTATTGGAAAAACTCATTGATGCCGGTTATCCAAATTTATATTATTCTACTAAAGGAACTCATGAATACGTTGAACAATATGCAGCTCAAAATGTTTCCAATGCTATTCCAGGTTTTACAACCTCTCAAAAAACACGCCCTTTAATCGTTGCAAAACTTGAAGAATTCGTTAGAAATAAACTAATTACTCTTAATTCTGTTAGGATATATCAAGAATTAAAAACTTTTGTTTGGAAAAATGGAAGACCAGAGGCACAAAGAGGATATAATGATGATCTTGTAATGTCTTTAGCAATTGGGTGTTGGGTACGGGATACTGTTTTAGAAGAGAATACAAAAGACTTAAATTATAAAAGAGCATTTTTAAATTCAATGATTAGTTCAACCACGAAAATGAATACATTAATTCCTGGGATGCAGGGCTACAAAAAGATCGAATCTTTTGATAAAATAAACACTGCTAAAAAAACTTATGAAGAGTTTGGTTGGTTACTAAAAGGATAAAATAAAATGGCATACCCGAATAACGATAATAAAAAAAATACAAAGAACCCAAGGAACGCGGATTCGTTTCTTTTTAAAGCTCTAACAAAGCTGCTCTCTGGTCCCCTTACTCAATATCAGCGGCAAAATCCTCGACAACTTAAAAGATGGCAGCTGGATAAATATAAGTTTCAATCAGCCGCAGGATTAACATTTAAGAAAACTTCTTATAATCCATTTGATAATATTTATGCTAATTCTACTTCCAACGCAGCCCGTGCCGAACGTTATCTTGATTTTGATCAAATGGAATACATGCCCGAAATTGCTTCTGGTCTAGATATTTATGCCGATGAAATGACTGTATCGTCACCAGTTCAACCGCTTCTCACAATTAACTGTCCTAACGAAGAAATTAAGTCTATTCTTCATTCTCTTTTTTACAGTGTTCTTAACATTGAATTTAATATATTTGGTTGGTGTCGAAGTATGTGCAAGTATGGAGATTATTTTCTATATTTGGACATTGATGAATCGCTGGGTGTTAAATCAGTTGTTGGGTTGCCCCAGGCAGAAATTGAACGCCTAGAGGGTGAAGACAAAACAAATCCAACATATGTTCAATTTCAATGGAACAGTGGAGGCTTAACATTTGAAAATTGGCAAATTGCTCATTTTAGAATTCTTGGTAACGATAAATACGCTCCTTATGGAACTTCGGCACTGGAAGCTTGTCGGCGTATTTGGCGGCAGCTTCAATTACTTGAAGATGCAATGATGGCCTATCGCGTTGTTCGTTCTCCAGAACGTCGAATTTTTTATATTGATGTTGGTGGTATTGCAGAAAAAGAAGTTGAGCAACATATGCAAAAAATTGTTACGCAAATGAAACGAAATCAAGTTATTGATCAAGATACTGGTCGAGTTGATTTACGTTATAATCCAATGAGTATTGATGAAGATTACTTTATTCCTGTGCGTGGTGGAACATCCAATACAAGGGTTGAGTCATTACCAGGAGGAACTTACACAGGCGATGTTGATGACGTAAAATACTTAAGAGATAAATTGTTTTCAGCTCTTAAAATTCCTGCATCTTATCTTACTCAAGGAGATGAAGGTTCAGAAGATAAAACAACATTAGCTCAACGAGATATTCGTTTTGCTCGAACAATTACAAGATTGCAAAGAAGTGTTATTTCTGAACTTGAAAAAATTGCAGTAATTCATTTATACACGCTGGGGTATAAAAATAAAGATCTTATTTCATTTAAATTAAGATTAAATAATCCTTCAAAATTAGCTGAATTGCAAGAACTTGAGCATTGGCGCACCAAATTTGAAATAGGTTCGACAGCGACAGAAGGATATTTTAGTCGTCGTTGGGTTGGAAAGCATATTTTTGACTTATCCGATGAGGAGATTATTCGCAATCAACGAGAAATGTTTTATGATAGAAAATTGGATGCTTTACTTGAACAAGCTATGGCAGCAGGCATGGCTGGAGAAGAAGGTGCTGCTATTGGCGGCGGCGCAGACGCAGGTGCTGGTCCCGAAATGCTAGGAGGCGAAATGGGAGGAATGGGAGCAGAAGCACCAGCAGAAGGTGGAGAAGAAGAAACACTCTTGGCTGCACCAGGAATGGAAGCCGCAGGCATGGAAGGCGCAGGCATGGAAGCTCCTGGTAATAGAAATGAGTTGCAATGGCGAAGACCAGATCAAGCACCTTATACCACGGCGGGAGCAAAAGGAAAAAAATACACACGAGTTAAATCTGATAAAAGAGATATGGGTGCAAGAAAGCGCAGCTATAAAGGACATTATTCAGAAGAAACAGCAAAAAATACGAAAAGAAATGTTTTTAAGGGCTCATCTGAACTTAACCAGCTCGCAAAAGGAATTTATGAAAATTTAGAAACTAATTATGAAAAGAAACATAAAAAAGAAGAACTTAAGATTTTACAAAATGATGTTGAAATTCAGCAAATAATTGAAAATCTTGAGAAACAAAACGATAAGGATAAAAAGAATGGCAAAGTTTAAGCATAATAAAAAAAGGAATAGCGCATTTCTTTATGAAGTTTTAATTCAAGAATTAACGAAGTCTGTTCTTTCAAACAACAAAGAATTACAAAATAAAATAGTTGTTCTTGTTAAAGAATCCTTTTTACCTAATTCTATGATGTATAAAGAATTAAAATTGTATCGAGCCGTTACACACACTAAAAATGTAAATATTTTAACTGCTGAAAAAATTATTAATGAAGTAAAATTTCGTCACAGAGAACTCGATAAAAAAGTTTTATTGTTTGAGCAAAATAAACTTGTTCGCAAAATACATAAATTATTGTCGGATAGCTCTTTTGCCAATTTTGTGCCCAACTATAAAGCTTTGGCTTCTGTTGCACAAATTTTTAATAATAAAGTGTCTATTAAATCTAAAATTCTTTTAGAAAATGAATTAGTTGACAAAATGTCTTCTCAAGAAAAAGAAGATAAAATGGTTCCAATGGACAATATTGTTTATAAATCATTTGTTAAGAGATTTAATGAAGAATACGGCAGCAAATTACTACAAGAGCAAAAATTTCTTTTAAACAAATTTATCGCTTCTTTTCACAATAATGGAATTGAACTAAAAGCATACTTGAACGAAGAAGTTGGAAGACTTAAAAAAGAATTAAATAAATCTTTTTCTAAAGAAGAGTTTCTGACCGATCCTCAAATGCTTGAAAATGCTCGAAAAGTATTAAAAACTTTAGATTCATATCGAAGTCGTAAACCTGATAAAGCAATGGTAGAAGAGGTTATAAAAATTCAAGGGCTCGTCACGGAAATAAAATCGGATGCCAATTAAACTAAAAATAGATCCTGAGATTTCTCCCGAGGAAGCAATTGCTGAAACTAAACCAGCGCCAGATGCTGTTATTTCTCTTGAAGTGAGAAAAACGCTTGATGGTAAAATAATGATTTTAGATCATATGCATTTGGATATTATTCTCGATACAGTATCAAATAAAATTACTACGTTTCCTAAAAATGAATTAACAGATGAAGTATATGGATTTCAAAATAAATATTTTAAGTTTTTAACTCAAGATGGAGTTATTCTTCCTGAGAGTGTTCAAGCAGGAAATGTTTTTGGTAGTTTAGAAGCCCAATATCCGCCACCTATTGATGAAGGTGTTAACAGCACACAAGTCGTATTAGTATCTACAAAGAAATTTCTTGATAAACAAACCCCAGCACTTGAGGCTCAAGAATTTATCGAAAATGAAATTGATGATCATTTGGTTGATCCAAATCCTGAAGACTCAACTGCGCTTGGAGAAGTACCTCAAGAGCCTAAGAAGGGGTCAATCACCCCTTATCGTATTCGTCGGTATTTGAGCGGTTATGGATATTATTAATGAATCTATTGCTATTTGTGCTTGCTGCTTATGGACTTACACAAATTATAGTTTATGGAAGAATCTTCGATAAGATTCGACCATCGTATTCCTTCTTTCATTGTTCTATGTGTATTGGCTGGTGGGTTGGGCTATTTTTGTGGGCGATTAACCCATATACAAAACTATTTACATTTGAATATTCTATAGCTACTGCATTTGTTATGGCTTGTATTAGTTCTGGAACATCGTATGTGTTAAATATGGTTTTTGGTGATAAAGGAATAAATTTAGTAAATCGAGGTGATGGATAATGTTGAAGCGGTTTAGACTACAACCAGTTAGACGATGTAAAGCAGGTTGCAGACCCGTGCGGGTTGCGCCCGCACTTTAATAGAATAGGAAAGTAAATTATGAAAATTAATAAACAACGACTTAAAAAAATAATCTTAGAAGAACATCAAAGACTTCAAGAAGATTTAGATAAAAATGAAGAAAACAAAATTGCTCATCTTGTTTATATTTTGTTGGGAAAAACAAGAGAAAAGTTTGAAGATTATTTAGGTGACTTACCAGATGAAGAAAAACCATCAGAAGAATTTGATTTACTACACGATGCAGTAAGTCAAGCTTGGAAGGTTGCCGATAAAATTTTAACTGGTGGAGAAACCCGCGATGGACTTCCAGGACTCTTTGAAGACACTGGGGATTGTACTCAAGAAGAAATTTCAAATGCTTTGGATGTAGTTTCTCGCTGTGTAATGAGTGGAAAATCCGATAGGCCACGATCAACAGAAACTGACTTAGGTGTTATGCCTAAGCGCGTAAGTGCTCCGCCTGCTGGTGTAAAATCTGGTGGAGTTAAATGGATTGACGAGGATAAAGAAAATGAGTAA